AAGTGCACCGTGCAGCCAGTCAGTATTGTTCGACCCGACCGTCCTGCCGTTATCCATCATCGCCGGATTCGTCAGGAACGCTTCAGTCCCCTCCGTTGCGACAATCTCAAACCGGCCCTTGTGCAAGGTCAGCTTGATCTCTGGACGGTTTGTATCCACGCCAGTAATCTGTATCTCGCACTTCATGATGTTCCCCTTGCCCGCCAGTCCTGACAGGCTTTACTTCGGTAACCCCGGCAACCCTCAAGGAAGTGGGCGACTTGCTCGGGGATGAGTTGCCCAACGAAAGAAGGGTCACGGCCCCAACGGGCAGGGTTCAGGCACCATCGCTTCAACATCGCAGTCTGTCCCCGAGTCAAGCCCTGTTCGTCACTGATGTGGCCTAACCACTCCTCAGTCACTTGCCACTGCATCCCCGGTAGTTGCTCTATTCCCATTTCTGCTCTTTGGTGAATGTTGGAGCAAAGCGCAGCCTATACCGTGTCAAAACAAGGTTTCGCTGCACTTCGATGCTTGCTCTTCGGAGCCATGCCATCGCTTGCGCTGAACAGACTTCAAGGTCAAAGACCCTACCACCCGGCTCTATTCTCAGCCCACCGCCCCTGCTCTGGTTTGCGCGTGTTGCAGGGTATCTCTTGCCCAACCACTGACGTACCGCATTGGGCAGTCCAAAAGCAAAAACCCCGCAAGATGCTCTGTGGTCTTGGCTCTTGGCGAGAGCAACAGCAAGACGATTGGCGCGAACCAAACAATCTAGCTTGCCGTCTGGCAAGACCACACAGTACCCTGCGGGGTTATTTCTAGTTCGCACCTTTCGTCCAGATGCCACTCTAGACAACGCAAGCATACCACAATCATTGTGCATACGGGTTGCCTTTCTTTGACTTGCCGCTATCGACCCAGTCTTCGTCGTCGTAGTCATCCCTCGGCGGGGCGTCGATCTCCAGCCAACCCGCATCCCGCAAGTACCGCAATGCCTGTGAACAAGCGTCGACTAGGTCGTCGTGGGTCGTGTCAGGGAACGCGCAGATCTGGCTGACGAACTGCTCCGCCCAGTCCTTGACGAATCCCTTCCTGCGATCGCTCTCAGGTATCCACACCCTGCCCCTTGCGATGATGTTGCTGACGATGTTCAGCCGCTGCACCTTGTCCGCCCTGCCGGGGTTGTAGGCCCGGACAGGTAGGTGCGCCCGCTGGAGGTCTTGGATCAGGCTGATGCCTGCGCTCTTGTCCTCGATCAGCAGGAGATCGACCCGCTTCTTCTCCTTGCCCTCGCCGTACACCGTGTCGTACTCTTCAATGACCTTGGGTCGAAGATCAGGGTACTGGAGCCTCTCTTGCCAGCAGTCGATCACCATCGCGCTCATAGGCCCGTCCAAGGGCTTGAAGACCCCGAACGTCATGCACGCAGTCGGATCGTTCTTGCTCTTCTCCGAGGTCGCCACGTCATAGCTCTGGATGATGTACTCGAATGGCGGGAAGGCCTTGCCAGCAGGCCAGAGGCGGAACATCTCGCGCTTGACGATGCCGTTCTCCTCCGGATCAATGATCTCAGCGTAGATCTCCTGACGACCAATCGTCGTGCCTTCGTAAGACAGAATCTGCTTGCGGAAGTTGGCCGACAAGTTGTCGAGGTTGGCGTAAGTCGAGGCGGTAGTCATCACTACATCGTCGCCCTCCCTGCCCATCAATTCAACGATCAAGTCCTTCGGCTTTGGCGTAGTCGTCGCAATGATGCGGGTACGTGTCCCCAGTCGAACACCGAACTGGATCTGATCCCACGCCTCTTGCAAGTAATCCCATGCCGCAAGCTCATCCAGCCAAGCCCCATGAAATTGTGGGCCTCGGAAGCGCTCAGGCTCGGATGCAGGGATGCCCTTAATAAGTGAGCCGTTGATCAAGCGAAGCTCGTGCGATGTCTTGTTGTAGTCCGCCACCAACCCCTTCGGGATGATTGTCAGCAGCCCTGAGTCGCCCTCAAAGCACGTAGCTCTGACGTCAGCCGAAGTAGGCGCGGCCACCAGCCAGCGGGTTCCCGGCTCAGTGTATGCCCACCACGCTATCTGCTCCGCAGCCGTGCGGGTCTTGCCAGCGCCACGGCCAGCAAGCATCAGCCAGATACTCCACCAGTCACCCGGCGGCAACGCCTGATGCTTGTGCGCTTTCTGTATCCACGTCATGCGCCAAGCCCAAGCAAGACGCGACTCCGGACTGACTAACGCCAGAGACTTGATGACCTCTGGGTCTTTCAGTACCGCCGCGATGTCACTCACTAGCTTTAGTCTGCTGCGTTAGCTCTGCGTGCTTCAGCAAGGCGTCTAGAAGGCCCTGCGCCTCGACCGAGGCTTCGACCTTGATCGGGCTGTCAGCGTCACCAGCAAGCGCTACACGATCACCGTACTTGCGCGGCTTCAGCTTAGCCGCTGTCCACTTGCGTGCCTCAATGCGGTTCTTCTGCCAAGCAATGTAGGCCGAGTCCAATTTGATGTCCAGCACGTTGCCGTCCTTGTCCCGCACCTCCATCGTCGCCGGAGTTTCATCCGCAATGCTCACGATCAAATCAGCGTGAGTCTCCGCCTGTTCTTCCCGAGCGCGGGTGTACATCTCTGCGAAGGAAGGCTGCTCCAACAACCACTTATAAACCGAAGCCTGACACGGCATATCCGCATCCCTACAGATTGGCTGCAATCCCTCCCCTAATGCGATGCGGGTGCATATCCTCTTGGCGATGTCTAAGCTGTAGCCTGATGGCCTTCCAGTTCTCTTTGCGGGCGATGCAGCTACTCCGGCCTTGGCTGCGGCCTTCACAGGCGTAGCGGGGCTTTTGATGGCCTTGGCGGGTGTCTTCTTAGCTGTCATTGCGTACTCCGGCTTTTGTTTGGTTCCCCGGCCTCGCGTGCCGGTCGAAACCGATTGGGTTTCTCTTCGTTATCGTATCGCTATAAGTCTAGACACTGTTGCGATAGCTAGTCGCGCAGAGCACCGGGATGAAGCGCCGTACACGATGATTTGCAACTCATTGCGCGACTTCATTCGCCATGACCGGCCTCGTCCTGCCAATGCCTAGACTGATGGCCCCCGCTTTTACAGTGCGGGGCAACTGGGGTCACCGCATCAAGTCTGGTGCTAAGCACAAGAGCATGATCGCCGCTGTGAACATTATAGCAACGATCAGTTTGTCCATCAATGTCTCTTCGTCGTCGTTCATTCCTGCTCCCCTTCGAAGAACATGATGGCTTGCTCAAGGGTCATTCCCTCCGCTACCAACTGCTCAATTCGGGCCTGCTCTGCCGCCTGCTGCTTGGCTTGCGCCGCTGCTACCATCATGGCAAGGTCTCCGCTGACCAACATAGTCCATTCGTCGTTGTTCATAGTGTTCTCGCTGTAGGTAGGGCTGTTGCCCTGATGGGGCCGTAGCCCCCGTTTGGTTTAGAAGCTCGGATCGACGTAGTGGTCACGCTTGCCAAGAATCAAGCCGCCTTGGCCCTTCTTAAATTTGCCAGTATCTTGGTTGATGTAGCCGCCAACCCATTTCCCGGTCTTGCGATCCATGCGGTAGATGTTAGCGTAGCCCCTTGGGTTTGGAACAAATGCAAAGGTCGCGCTGCCGTCATGCGTGCTGCCTGAAATTACAAGCGCCTTATCTTCAACCACCCGAATCTCGTATGCCCAGATCTTGCTGGTCAGCTCGGTGACTTCGGTTATGGTGGCTGCGTGGCGGTCAGTCCACGACAAGGTTGTTGCGGCCATGCCAACTACTGGTGCTGGTGCGCCAACCGTCATGCGGCTGTAGAGGTGATTCACGAGGCTGCTGGTTTGTGTTCCGATGTTCATTTCGCTGTCCTTGGTCTGTTGCTGCGGTGGTGCAGTGCCTGTAGTGTAATCGAAAATTAGACTATGCAACCACTTTCTTTAACTATTTCGTAGGTGGTTTCCCTATAGCCTTCCGCCCTTGACTAATGGGAACTTCCACATCGTCCAGACGCTGTTCGACGCCGTGATCGAGAAGAAGTTCCTGTTGATCTGGTCGACTGGCTTGATGCCATGCTCGGTCATGTAGGCCCTGCGGGCAAGCTCTGCGGCCCTCTGTGATGTGAACGATCCAATGTGGACGTCCTTGTAGCTGGCCCTCCAGCGCTTCTGGCGATTGTTGAAACTGACGCCGATCATTGATTTTCCCTTCGATGTTGCTCTTCTTCTCGCCTGTCGATGATGTCGGCGGCGTCTTCTTCCAGCCTGTACTGCTGGGCTTCCGTCAGCGTGATCGGGCCATCATCGCTGAATGCAGCAGTGATGCAGGCCGAGCTTTCGCTTTCGTCGTAAGACAGGATTTCGCGGTGGAAGTCTACGTAGACCAGCACCTCCCCGATACCGGGGACATCAAAGAGCAGGTCGTATTCGCCATTTGGCAGTGGTGGTATTGTCATGATTATTGCCCCCGTAGGGGCCTCCGCTGTTATTTGAAAGATACGCGCTGAACAAGGGTTTGCTTAACGCCATCGCGCTCGTCGTGGCCCTTGACTGTGAAAGATGCCGCCTCGTACTTGTCAAACGGGCGCTCACCGGCTGTTGTGAACCAGACCAGTACGTTGCCAGCCTCGTCAGATAATTTGACAAGGTAGCGCGTTTGGTACGGGTAGAACTGCGTTGTGCCAATTGCGATGCAAGCATCAACCCGCAACGCTGCTTTGACGCGCTGGCCGACCGTGCCAACGTGCGTGCTGGTCACACGGGCAGCGGCTTGGCGCTCGATGGCAGCAAAGCTGGACTCGACTGCGCTGGCATGGCGATCGGTCAGGCTACCCCACTGAGCAAGTGCGCTGGCAGCATCGCGGATGAACTGGTTATCACCCACGTAACCGCGAAGCTGGGCTACTAACACGGCGTTGTATTCGCGCCATGCGGCGGTAGCCTCCAGCTTTTCGGCCCTACGCTCGGCACGCTCTGCTGCAAAGCGCTCTTCGCGTGCAACCTTGCGGCTCTGTGCACCGGCTTGGCGGCGTGCGCGGGTATGTTCAGCGCGAACCTTCTCAAAGCCATCAACGCCCCAGCCGGTCTTGGCAACGCAGTCGCAACCGACCTTGAACTTGCCTTCGACGCCCTTGATCCAGAATTCCCAGCGGATGCCGGTGCCGCAATAGTCGCAAGCGCCGCCAGCCTTGCTGCTGCCATCAGGCATTGTGAAAACGTTTTCAGTTACGCCAACGCACTTGAAGGGTGCCTTGCCAAGACCTTGCTGTTCGAATGGGTGTGTCATCGCTGTCTTTCAAAGTTGCTGCTGTGGTGCAGTGACGATAGTGTAACGCAGAATTACACGGCAGGACAGCTTTCTTCAACTACTTTCTAGGTAGATTCCCTACCGTTCAAGAAACTGCAAAAGCGACAGCGCAGCAATGCGGTGATTGGGGTCGCAGTCATGCAAGTGAAGCCACTTCTCGATGCCGTACATCACGTAGTGGATGCCGTCCTCCAGCCCATCGTCGTAGCTTCCTTTGCGCCGCTTGGCTGCTGGCTGGATGTCACCCGGCTGCGTGACCCTCATTACCCGCTGGCTGCGTCCAGACCGTCCCGGCCTGCGTTCACCGGTGTCGATGATGTAGCCCTTGCGGAGCAGCGCAGCGTAGCGCGGCGAGATAGTGTCGACCCGATAGTCGGGCATCATCTGTACCACCTGATCGCCAATGCAGCCGTCAGGGAAGCCCCTGATGACGTCAAAGACCAGCGTCTCAAGCGCGGTAGCGTCGAGCTTGTATGCAGCATCGTGGCTTGTGTCCGGGTCATCAGTCCGGGCCATCAATAGTGGGTCAGTCATGATTTTTCTCCTTGATTTTGGCTTCCACAAACCGGGCAAACTGCGCCACGGTCGGCAAAACTGGCAAGTCCCATGACTCTATTTCCTCATCCGTCAGCCCGACCCAATGGCGCTGTGGTGGGGCGGTGTATACAGGCACTCGATCTTCGCCAGCAGACTTGTAAATAGTGCCGCAGCCAACAGAATCAAAATGCTCTCGCACTTCGTCAATTTTTACCCACCCTTCTGCCACCGTCCAATATTCCAATGGCTCCTGCACAGGAGCTACAGGCGGGGTGGTGTAGAGTGGCTTGTACGTCCAACCCTCCATCAAATGCCCCTCGGGACATTCGTAATGAATATCATCTTCTTCGCCATAATCATTGATAGTCATCCACGCCACCGGCTCCTGCGCTGTCTGTGACATAGCGTTCACCGCCTTGTCCACGCTGGACTTCATCTGGTGCTGTGCGCCATCGAGGAAACCTTTTTCGTAGCCGTACCCTTGGCCCCTTTGTAGCTCTCGTTCCAAACGCCCAATATCTTCACCTACTTTAGCGGCATAGTCCTGCGCGTTTTTTAATGTAGTTTTGTACAGATCGTGCCAATACTTTGCAGCGATTGATTCATCTTCTGGGGTAGCCATTACTTCAGTCATATTACCTCCGCTGATTTAAGTTTGCCTGTTTCACCATCAAAGGTAAGTTTAAGATTGTCATCGTCGTATTTAGAACCGTGCCCTGAATTGCGAAGATGGGGTTCACAATAATATAAGACCACATCTGGGTCTGGCTTGACTCGGTATTTACTAAGTGAATCCCATGCAAGAGTGGGCAGCGTTACCCACCTACCGTCAGCACTTTGGCATTCAATCTGAGCGCCATCTGCCCAAGCGTGAATAAACTCGGCGTGTATATGCGGCCTTAACCGCTTGACTCCCGCAACCGAATCGGAAGGCAGAATTTTCATTTTGTCGGACTGGCGCATGGCTTCGTAATGCGCTTTGTCAAAATAGTTTTGGTCAAAATACGTTTGTTTAATAATGCTCATATCAATACCCCCATTTAATCCTGAAACAGATCACGTACAAGTGCAGCACAAACTCGTTGCCGCTACTCACAAACCCAACGGCAAAGCAGGGCCACTTGCGGGGCCAGAACTCGGTGATTAGGTGTAGGCTCTTTCTCATTGTTCTTCTCCCTCAAGGTTGGCAATGTGTGTCTGCAAGTCAACGATGCGGGCGATATGCTTTTCATTAGCGTGTCGGGCCTCTTTCAAGTCGGCTTGTGCTTCCCGCAACTCATCCAGCGTCTGGCAGTGCAAGTCCACAGTCTTGAGGTACTCGGCTTTCCAGTCCGGTAAAGGTTCTGGCCTGATAGTCCCCGGAGGGTTCAACCGATCAAATATCCTCTTGCCAAGTTCATAGAACTCTTTGTCTTTTCCTGTTACGTTATCTTTCATCGCTCACTCCAAAATGATTCGTTCAAGCGTTCCCATCACGCTTTCCAAATGGTCGTGAAGGTAGTCGGGAAATTTATTATTGCTATAAGCCCAAGACTCTAGTGCCGACAGTAGCTTCATGGCCTGTAGTGCTTCTTCTTTGGTCATACATTTTTCTCCTTGAATGCGTAGTCGTGGAATACAGCGCCCCTGCTTGGGTCGCCAACAGTGCAGTGCCTTACCCATACCGTGCCGGTCTTCGTGCGCCTGAAGTGGCCCCTACGGTCATGCTGGCGCGGGCTGGCATGAGTACCCCCCCGATCCTCTGACCGTGGCTTCACCGGCTCAATACAGACCGTTACGAAGTCATACAGCGGGGCCAATCCTCGCTTTGCGCGGCTGACGTTTGCCCTGTGCGGGATTGCCTTGTATGCCGTGGATCGTTGGCTGACAGCCTCAAAGAAACTTGCAAGCAAGTGGCTCACAATGTCCATGTCCTGAGCTGTCGGCTTATCGTTGGTATCGCTTGGCCCACGGCACAACTTCCCGGTGGCGTCCAGCATGAACGTAATCGACGGGATCACGGCGTGATGATCAAAGTAGATTTTGCTTCCGCCGACCACAATGCCGGTTTCGACGCTGTCCCCGATCACCACTAGCGCAAATTCAAACCCGTCCTTTATCTTGCCAAGCACCATGCAACGATCAAACGGTGAGCGCCCTTTCAGAATGCAGTTTCCAACGTTAAGGTCGAGGTTGATGGCACCAGAAAGATCAAACCATTGCAGTTCAGTCGGATCGTTCCCGGTCTTCGCCCACCACTTCACCATGTCGCGGACAAGCGGAGTCATTTCAGCCTCGCTTGACGCTCACGCAGAGCGTCGATCTCTGCCCAGAGCTTGACAGCGTAGGGGTCATTGCACTGGTACTCGCCAACCTTCAGCGTGTCGTGGCAATCTTTGATGGCGTTCTCACAGGCAAGGGCAGAGTAGCCCTTGACCTTCTGAGTGAACACCTCGCGGAGATGTTCGGTGTTGGTCATGACACCCTCACAAGGTTGCCAAAATCATCGACGACTGCCTTAAAGTGGACATCGCTAAGGCTGACCCCTTGCATCTTGGAAAATTCCATGTTCAGGTCAATCAAATACCAACAGCCCGGCCTACCAAGCAAGTCGTGCCAGCGGTAAGCACCGTAAGAGCTTGTGTAAAAGCTGGCATGGTCGTGCAGAATATTTTTCATAATTCGCTTTCTGTTGGGGCCGAAGCCCCGTTGGTTTACTTGCTGGTAACTTTGACTGTGTACACGGCGGTGGTTGTCGTGTATCGAGCAATCTGCTCAGGCGTTATGCCCAATTCTGCATACAACTTCTTGGTGTTTACACTTGACCTGTTTGACTCGCTGTAAGTAGCGCGGAACAAATCGCCGTCAACAACCTTGTCGCCGCCCATGCTGGCGTCCTCTTTAATGGCGTCCTTGATGACATTGGCGCGTGTTGTAAGCGCCTCAATTTGCGCCAAAAGAGCGCCGAGGGTGTCAACGTCATGGGTGATGGTGATGGTGGTCATGATTCGCTTTCTGTCTTGGTTGCTGCTCTATCGCAGTGGCTTCAGTGTAATCGAAAATTACACCCCCGTGCAACTTTCTACAACTATTTTCTAAGTATTTTCCCCTAGTAGGCTTCTGACCTCGGCAAGCATTGAGTCCTCGTCGTAGCCGTAGTGCTTAGGGAAGCCCTTGGTTCCGAGGCCGTGGAAGCCCGTCTTGCCTCTGTGATGCTCTGGGCATAGCGGTATAGCCAACGCATGGCTTGCACGGCGTCCAGCGCCCGTTCCGGCCCTCTTGTGGTGTATCTCTGCCGGTGTCCCTTCGTAGCCCATTCGGCGGCAGACAATGCAACCCAGTTCAGCTACCCGGCTCAACCTCTTTTTCTCAGCAAGCGTGGTCATTTCTTCCTCGCTGGGCAGTCGCGGCCTTGGTTGCAGTTGCCGTTGCATGGCGGGCATCCAATCTTCCGTTTGCGCCAGCCCAGTGCGATCATGATGATCCTCATATCGTGGCCCTTCCTTCTGCCCTGTTCGTTGCCTCTTTGCTGCGCCAGACCTCGATACGGGCTTGTGCAGCCACTAGGCCCCACCTGACCTCCTCCTCGGTCTCTACAGCCGCTTTAAGGCCCTTCAGCAAGGCTATGTACTCCGGATCGCTGTAGGCGTCCCTTTCCTGCGCGTTGACAGCGGTCTCATGGCTGCGCTTCATGATGATTGCCTTCAGGCTCTTGCGGTATTCCTCGCAGTAAATCCGATTCGCTTTCGCTTCGGCAAAGCGCTTGCCTTGCTCGAAGATGTACTCAATTGCAAGTTCAGGGTCTTTCATTCGATCTCCTTGATTTTCACTTTCAACATCCCGCCGATAGTCGGCCCCCAATAAATCCTCAAGTCACTGATCTGGCTGTCGTCCTTGTAGACCCCGGCATGAGTCAGCGCATCCAGCGGGGCTTTGAGTAGGTTGTCAAGGTCACGCCTGCGCTTGTCTGGCTGGTGCGCCTCGATCTCCACCACCAGCTTGTTCTTGTACCCGGCATCTGCCCCTTGTCTTTGCACAAGCACGCAGACCGCCTCGCGGTACTCCCTGCCCTTGGCGCTAATGATCATCCGGCCTTGAAATGTCCTCCAGTACGAATTGACTGACGGAGGCCACGGTAGCGTTATTTCCATTCGTTTACCTCCCCTCGGTTGCCTGCCGCCCACTGTTCGCGGACATCTTTATCTAGCCTGCTTTCTTTGTGCATTTCATTCCATCCTCTGTGGTACTTCTTTTGCTCGTCGGTGTAACCGTTCAGAAAGTTGTGGGCCAAGTTTCTATCCCTGATGCGTAGCTCGATGATGAACCGCACAAGGCAGCGGTGGCGTTCCTGATCAGCGCCCTCCCCCTCGCTCAAAATGCGCCCCGGTCGTCAAACGATGCCGGGAAGCTGCCGGTGCCGTCAAGGAACTGCTGGCTGTCGCGGTGATACCAAAGGCTGTACCAATCCTCTGCTTCGCCGTTCCTTTGCTTTTCGCACATCAGATAGGCATCCGGCACGGACGGGTCTACTGTCTGGCCGTTCTGAATCTGATGCTCCTTTTTCTTGTTGCGGTAGACCATCAGCACGTTGTCCACCTGATCGGCAATCGCCCCGGTGCCTTTGATGTCGGACTTGCTGGGCATAGTCTCTTCATTCCCCAGCTTGCGAATGTGGTGAACAAGGTGAACGTGGATATTGTGGTCACGGGCCAGCGATGTGAGTTCATCAACGAACGCCTTCTGTGCGTTGTAGTCATCCTCGCCTGACACGCACTTCATCAAGCTGTCGATGAATACGTGCTGGATGCCAAGCTCAACAGCACAGTACCGGGCCATTGCAATAACTGTTTTTGCAGATGTGGTTCCCTGCTGGTCGTACAGCCACAGCCTATCGCGTGCGAACTCGGCAAAGCGTGCAAGCAGCCGGGTCACGTAGGTGATCTTGTCGACGTAGCGCGGTGCGTCAATGTCCTCGCCGCCGAACTGCCGGAGCATCCGATACAGCGTGCGCTTGGGCTTCATCTCAAAACTGGCTATGCAAATGCGCTGGCCCTGTTTGATCAAGCCAAGGGCTATCTGGCCGGTGATCAGGGACTTGCCGCCACCATTGCTGCCTGCGTAGCACGTAACTTCACCGGGCCGGAACTGGAACCCATCATGGGTCTTCGTCCACGGCATCGTCGAAGTACCGTCTTCGGCCTTCGGGCTGATCAAGTCCTGCTCAACTTCGTCAAGGAACAGATCGACGCTGTGCACCTTGTGCGATACGTCACCCGCCTTCAGGTATTTCTCTGTGTCGATCTCTTCTGAGCTAATCAGGCGCACCTTGCGTGCTTCGTCCAATGCTCTCGCCCGCTTTTCTATCGCTGTGTGGTCAGACATTTGCGTACCTTGTTGCTTCGTCAATTCGCTGATATGCCAACAACAGTCTTTGCTGTGTTTGCTCTGATACTTCTTTTCCGTTAGCTATGTCGAACGCTGCGATCTGGACTACAAGCGCTTCAAAGTGAATCACCCGCAGCAAGTCGCTGGCGTAGAACGTAGCCTTCTTCACCGGAGTGCCGGATTCCCTCTTCGCTGGGAACAGGTCACTCATGTCCATGCCCACTGCACCCAGCACGCTGTGGACATCGCAGCCGCCAAAGCAATGCAGCAGTACCCGGCCATCTTCACCCTCTTTAATCGCCAAGGAAGGCGACTTGTCTTCATGCGCTGGGCAGCAGGCAGTCCATGCCCCGTTGCGGCCTTTGACCTTGGACAAGTGCGACAACAGGTTCTCAATAGGTGTCATATCACCCGCCGACCAATTGTTGCTTCACCCTGCTGGTCGTCTTCCCAACGGCGCTGGTTGATGTACGTCAGCGGTGCAGGCTCATAGCCGCTTGTCCACTGCTCCGAGACCTTCAAGCCGTTTACGCTGGCAATGATCGCGTCAGCGAATTCGTCCAGACCATGCCGGAGCCACTTCGCTTCGCAAGCCGACTTCCCTACCTTACGTTTTGATGCAGGCCATGTCGACCAGAACCTTTCGAACGTATTAGTATTCTTATTCTTTATCTGTATCTTCTTGGGGATAGGGTTCCCTTTCGAATCGGTTTTACGGGGTCTTCCTCCCATAGAACCAAGCTCTGTGTTAGTGGCTACTTGGGCCTGATATTTAGCTACTTCGGTAGCACAGCGATTGTTGAAGTAACCGTCATCAGTACGCTCAAAGAACTCTTCCAAAACCGATTCGGTTATGTCTTCGTCGAGCCTGATCTTGCGGGACACAACACGAAGGTCTAGCGGGATCATCTTTTCGCTCATGTAGTAAAGGTCGAGCAAGCGGCGGTAGGCCAAGTCCTCGGCATCCGACAAGTGAACCGTATGCGTCAGGTAGTCCCCGATATGGAACTTGTACCAGATCATTGCTTTCCCCCAAAGATGTCGGGACGCAAGGTCTCGCGGGTGACTTGGCCGTTGGTGTGCTGCTCTATGGCATTGCACAACTGCGGGCTAGGTGGCTGGCGCTTGCTGATGATCAAGCTCATCCACGTCTTGCTGATGCCCAGCTTGGTCGCTAGTTCCAGCTTGCAGCCTCGCGGCTTGGTTGAAAAATACTCTGTCAGTGTCATACAATCCTCCTGTTGGTGTAACGCAATCGTACACTAGAAATTCTTTTGCACAAGGGCTTGTATGAAAAAATTAACTTTGGTACAGTCGGGCACCAACAGCGAAGGAGAGCGAATGAAGATCATCCCTTACACCACAGCGTCAGGACTCAAAATTGGATGTCGCTACGAACCCAAGGTGTTGTCAGTGATTAGTCAGGACATGGAGTTGCTCCAGTTGTCCTACCTTCACCAAGACGGGCAGTCCTCCCTGCTTGACCGCATGAAGCGGTTCTGGAGGGGCTACTTCAACTATGAATGAAGCGATGGACGAAAGAATGCAGATGCTTGAAAAGGCCCTAGAACGGGCTGAGGCAGGCATTGCTGAAGAAGGTGACTGGGTCATCATCCGCTATGAATGCGGGATGCCTAAGAGCCATTTTGTAAAAACTGACCCTAATTAGGGTGAAGGAGAAGTTATGAGTCTAGTAGCGAAAGATAGCGGCGGCGGTGGTTCTTTTACACCCGTCCCACCCGGTATGTACCTTGCACGGTGCTACCGCATCGTTGACCTTGGCACGCAGAAGAGCGAGTACAAGGGCGTCATGAAGTCCTTGCGTAAGGTGATGCTTCAGTTCGAAGTCCACGGCGAAGACGATGCAGGCAATGCCATCGTGACAGCGAAGGGCGAACCCATGAGCATCAGCAAGAACTTCACGCTTTCGTTAGCAGAGAAGGCTACGCTGCGGACTGACTTGCAGACATGGCGCGGCAAAGAGTTCACGGCAGATGAACTGCGGGGCTTTGAACTCAAGAACGTCCTTGGCGCTTGGGCAATGCTGAACATCAGTAAGAGCCTTGGCAACAACGGCAAAGAGTATACGAACATCGCAACGATCAACAGTGTTCCGAAACAACTGCGGGCGACCCTGCCGGTTGCGTCGAACAAGGTTGCGATGTTCACCATCGACGATCCAGACATGACCATGTTTGAGACATTCAGCAACAGCCTGAAAGAGAAGATCGAATCAAGCCCTGAGTGGCAGTCGCGGTCTTACCAGAAGGAGCAAATGGATTCCGCTAACAGCGGGACTGCTTTTGACGATATGGACTCGGACATCCCATTTTGAGGGCAAGCAATATGCAACTCTTCATCATCATTTGGATTGCGCTGGCTTGGATCACGCACGTTGTCGTCTGCCTTAAAACGGCGGCTTGGGGCTTCCTGATAGCGGGGGCTATCTTGTTCCCCGTTGCTTGGATTCACGGAACTGGCGTCTGGCTTGGCATCTTCTAGGAGCAATCATGTTTATTTCCACTAAAGAAAAACTTGACCTTATCCACGCAGTCCAACTTTTGACGGACAGGGTCTCAGCCTTGGAGAAATGCCACCGCACTGCGGTTGTGATCGACAAGAAGACCCTGCTGGAGAAGGCGGACGCTGTTCGCGCTCAGAAGGTCAAGCAGCGCGAGTACAGCAAGCGCTACTACCAGAAGACCAAGAAGGTGGCTCAATAATGGCAACAGCAACAAAGAAGGACATCCCGCCGTCTTCAAACCAAAAGGTTTATGTGTTGAAGGGCGTAACTTACGTCCCTCACTACAGCGCAAGAGGGTATGTTTCTCCGGGGTTTGGAAAACACCACCACCAGATAATTTCAGAATTTGAAATGGATTTATCTGAAGCAAAACCCCAGCACACAATGCTTTGGAACAGGAACAAATTTTGATTGCAAAAGACACCCGAGCCAGCGAGAGTCAGCACTGGTACACCCGTGACGGTCTACCCCGCTACACGGTCACGGCCAAGAGCGGGATGCAGCGTAACACTACGCTGCGTGACGCCCGTACCGAGAACCTTGTCCCGAGCGTCACTACGGTGTTGAACGTAGCGGCCAAGCCTGCTTTGATGATGTGGATGCAGCGTCAAGTCCTGATGGCTGCGCTCACGCTACCCAAGGTCGACAACGAACCAGAAGACGAGTTCATTGACCGGATCATCAAGGACAGCAAGGAACAAGGCAAAGCCGCAGCAGATGCCGGTACAGACATCCACGCTGCTGTGCAGGGCTACTATGAGGGTCAGGTATACCCTCGGCACCAACAGCACGTTCTAGGCTGTATTACGGCCCTCCGTGAGCATTTTGGTGAGGCTGCTTGGATCTCCGAAAGGTCATTCGGCCACAGCCTTGGATTCGGCGGGAAGTGCGACCTGTACGTCAAGGGGTCTGAAGGCTTTGATGGCATCGTCGTTGACGTCAAGACCAAAGAGTTCACAGACCCGGCGAAGGTTGACGCTTACGACGAACACCTGATGCAGCTTGCCGCCTACCGGGTCGGCTTAGGCGTGCCTTTCGCACGCTGTGCAAACATCTTTGTCTCGCGCACCGTCCTTGGACTCTCTGTAGTCAAAGAGTGGGACGCAAAGGACTTGGATCGTGGCTGGGAAATGTTTTGCTCCCTGCTGAAATTTTGGCAACTAAAGAACAATCACCAATGAAAACAGTCAGTGCCTTTTTAACATCAGACGGTTGTCTGTTTGAGACCGAAGCCTTTGCAGAGAAGCATGAAATGACCTTGAAGAAGTTGTCATTGATTGCGGCCTTCTTGGGAAGCGAGTTCAACAAGTACCCGGCACGCAATCAAAGCATGATCGCCAAGAACTCAATCGTTGGCTGGGAATTGTGGAAGGTGAAAAATGACGTATCTAAGTGATGAAACTATCAAGCAAATCTACTTCTACTGCGACAACAACGATCCCAAAGCTGTTATTGCCGACGAGGTCGACATTGTGCAGTTCGCAAACAAGCTCCTTGCCTATGCCCATCCCCACCTTGCAAAAGCGGAACACGAACGCTGTGTGCAAATTGTGCAGGGCATGAACAAGGAAGTGGCTGCCGCCTTAGCTACTCAAGGGCCGACCTGATCGCCCATTGGGTTTGAGTACGCAAGATCGCTCGGCATGGTCTTGTCCCGGTTGTAGATACCTTGGGCAGCTTGCTGGGCATCTCTAAGTTTCTGCATCACCAATTCTTGATTTGCAGGATCACGGGCTGCTTGTGCCGCAGACGATCCAAGCATCATTGGTATGCCATATCGCCCGCCCTTTGGCGTCATCGACAACGCACCACCGGCAACGCCAGTACCCAACAGGCCCATCTTGATGATGTCTTGTTGGTCTTTTGGCTTTTGCAACTCATGCGCTATCTCTGCAATATCAAGCCCTGCGGCTAGACCGCCAAGAGGCGCAGCAGTATATTTCAGAACTTGCGTAGCCGCCCTACCAACGCCGCTTTGCATCATGTCCCTAAACAAGTTGGTAACTGTCTCCAAGCCTGTCAACGCTTTAGGTGGCGGAGGAGGCGGTGGCAGCATCGACACCGGCTGCGCTGCTGGCAACTGACGTAGCTGTGCTGGCCTACCCTCTGTCAAATCTGGCGATGCAGGGATTGCTTGGTCTTGGACAAAACTTTTAGCCACACCGCCAACAGTTTTGTCAGGCGTCATAAGTCCACTATGCTGTGGATTTTCAGCCCATGTTTCAGAAGGAAACAATTCCCGTATTTTGCTAAACCCAGCACTTCGTCTAGATTGAGCAAGCTCGTTCACATCCTTTTGGGTCATCCCCTTTTTAACAAAATCAGCCGCTTCTGCATCGGTAAAACCAAGAGCTTTTGAAGTGTTATATACAGTGACCCCAGTGTTGCCTTTTGCTAAATATCCAGCGTCTTGGATGACTCCACCGGGAGGCGATAGCGCTCCAGTAGGTGCGCCAATGCTGATAGACGGGGCCGCAGGGACTCCGGGTGTAGGAAGACCACCAGCAGGAGCGCCAATCGCTGGAGCCGCACCAGCAAGGCGCTGTGCATTGATTCTGGCAGTCTCTTTTGCGGCCTCTTCCAGTCCAGCCCTTTGCACTGCCCGCCGAGTGTTTGCATCACCAATGTTCCCGGCAACAGTAGGAACTAGGCCAGCAGCAGCACCCATTCCACCGTAGATCATCCTGTCCCGATTCTCTGCTCCAGACTTGTCTTTTACGGCAGCACTAGCCGCATCAGAAGCAGGGGCCGCTACAAGCTCTGCCGGTTTGTCGTCTAGAACACCAGACTTGTTTAGCTTGAGCAAATAGTCTTTGGTTTTTGCTGGTATACCTTTTCCAGCAAATGCTGATGAATCAAGACCAGCGTTGTAACCAATCGCCGCAAGTGCATAGTCACCTTTGTGGGCATCCAGAGCCTGCTTCAGGTACTTGAGTCCTGTTGCAAGGTTCTTGTCAGGGTCACGCAAGTCTTCAATAGAAGCGCCAAGCATCTTTCCGGTAGCTGGCATGACTTGCATCCCACCAATCTCTCCAGAAGTCCCATTGCCAATGTTTGGGTTCAAGCCGCTTTCGTTGTAAGCAATAGCAACCGCTAATCTTGGAGGAACACCCGCTGCCTTTGCGGCTATACCTACTTTTTTTGCATACTCAAGCTGCTCTCTACTTAGCTTGTCCATGAATGATAAGTCAGCCATATCGGTTCCTTATTCTTTTGGTTTCTTCAACAAGTCAGTCAGCTCTTTTTTCAAGGTGTCTAAACCTTCATTTTTTGGTTTGGCTGATGAAGGAACAATCTTTTCGCCCTTGAGGATCGCAGTAAGGTTTTCTTGATGCTGATCGTTGAGTTGTTCAAACTTGTCCGAATCCCTGAATTCCGTTGCAGTCATCTTGGAATTTTTCCATTCCCTATACATCTGCCTCTGGAACTTCGCGGCAGTAGTCAACAAGTCCGCCTTCATGCGGATTGCTTTTGGCGTATCACCCGGCCCAATACTTGCATTGGCAAGGGTTTCTCTTTCTCGGTCTGAAGTAGCACCCTTCATCATCCGTTCCTTGTCCAACTGCATCTGAACTGCCAGCATAAGGAACGATCTGTACTTCGCCTGCTGTTCTGGCTTCAAATCAGCATTCCGCATGACATCCTCGATGGCAGGAATACCAACCCTGAAGTCATTGGCTCCAACGCCAGATTTAACCAAGGCGGCAATTGCCGAGGAAACCTTTGTGTTCGCCAAGATGCCAGTCATGTTCTTTGCGTCAGGATCATCAGCAAAGGTTCTGAAGCTGTTCATGTTATTGATAACATTTTGAGCATCAGCATTCTTTGTTTGGAAGTCTTTACGTGCTGTGGTTTCAGCTTCTGTATCTGACTCTGACAAAGTCTCTTGCTTTTTGTTCTCCCTAGCCTGCTCTTGAGTAGATTTGCGATCCCCAATATTGATTCTTACAAGTTCGTTGTACCTATTGAAGTCGCCCCTATTAAGCGCATCAGACATTTGCATTGCTATATCAGAACCGACTGACCATGTTCCTTCTTTGCCCTTTACAGGAACGTCTACTGGCGGCCCTCCAAACGGGTATTTTTTCCCACTGACAATGTCTATTGATCCGGTTGGGCTAGTGGAAATTCTTTCTTTCCAGCGCTTTTGGATAAGTTCCTTTATTTCTGGTAGAGAAGCGGGTTCATACTGCAAAGCCTTCATTTGCTCTTTGTAAAAGGCTTTGAATGCCTCACCCATGTCGTCAGATGGCAATACGGGAGACTCAGGAGCTTTAGCAATAGGCTGGATAGGAGCAGCAGGAGGGGCAGGAGGAGGTGTTCCTTGTGCGGTGCTAAGTCCACCGGCAGTAGGTTGCCCTGCAACAGTAAGCGCACCAGCAGCAGGAGGAGGAGCGCTTAGTGGGCCAACAGCAGGAGGTGCGCCCGGAGGAGCGTTATCCAACTCAGCCAATGCCCTATCACGCTCTCTAGCCTGTAGCTTCTGGCGAGTAAACTGCATCCCTTGACCGGCAAGGGCAACACCCTGTTGAGCTAGGTCTTGCTCTTCCTTAGCTTGAGCTTGCTGGGCAGTACCGTAGTTGCCAAGAGCCTTTCCTAAAGACTCACCAAATCCGCCCGTCTGCGTAGGCGCAAGGAATCCAGCCGCCATAGACATCATGGACGGATCGAACATCCTGTTCTTGCGGGCATCAAGCGTAGCCTTCAGTCGTTCAATGGCATCCTGATATTCTTTAGCGGCAGCTATGTTTTCAGGATCATTACCCGGTAAAAACATTTGCTTTGGGGATTTGTCATCTGCCATGTTTTAATCTCCTGATGGCTGAACAACATTACCACTTGGATCGTAATATTGCATCGTAGCTGAGTCAAAATACAGAGGAGTGCCAGCAGTATTTGTTCCACCAGTAAATTCTTTTGGATCAATATTAAACTGACCAAATAAATTGGTGTTACTACCCGTCCCAGTCCCAGTCAAAGAACCAAGAATTCCTTTGCCCATACCAGCAAGGCTAGTTCCTAGTGGGGTTCCTGCTCCTCCAACCCCGGTTCCGCTACCAAGTGCCGTCAGTACACCCATTACATTGGCAAGGTCAGACGTCTGGTAAGAACCCGCCTTCGGCCCGACGAACGTCGAGGTCTGCGTGTTCGGTACGGTGTAGCCCTTCATCAACCCAGCAGCAGCCGTAGCAGCCGCCATAGGCTCATTCAAAATGCTTTGCTGATACGCTTGCTGCTCTGCACCGGCCTTAGACAAGGCACCGGCACCGGTCAAGCCATAGGTCTGGGCTTGTCCAGCCAAAGTACCCTGAGTCTGTGCCGCTTGGTTCTTTAGTTGGGCCTCTTGCAAGGCAGCGTTCTGAGCCGCCGTGTAGCCCGACGACAGCGCACCGTACTGTTGGCCTGTCAGGTTTGATTGGACGTCAGCCATCGACTGTCCCACAGCGTTAGCGTACCGTTGGCTACCCAAGCCACCGCTGCCGACGAATCCAGCCTTCATGCTCGGCATGATGTTCCGCTGCATATTCTGTTGCGACAACCGAGCCATTTCATCCGTCACGTTTTGCGTGTACGGGTTCATCAAGGCGCTGATGCGGTTAGGATCAATCCCTGCCGCTGCCTGCCCTGCGGTTGTCTGTGCCGCCTCTAGACCCGGCTGGTACGCTGTAGCCGCACCGGGAACCGCTGCGTACCCTTGCTTCTGCAATGGATCAAGGCCAGCGATCATTGCGCTTGGCGCAGCAGACATCGCCGTCTGTCCAGCCGTAGACAATCCGGTAAGATAGTTTTTGTAGTAATCTGGGGCCTGATCCGCGACCGTTGTGGTCTGCGTAATATCGGGCAGTGGTGCGCCTTGAGTGATCGACATATTTATCTCCTAGCCCGTTTGTTCAAATAATCTAGCGGGGACTTTGCAGGGGGCGGCAACTTTTTGGGATCAGTTGACCGTGAGTGCGACCTGATCGAGTGCATCATGTCGTATAGTTTATCGCTTCCAGCCTTAGTTGAGCCATTTCCTAGCGCAGCAACTACGTCAGCAGGAAAAACAAACTCTCCGTCAGCCAACATTGCAGGGATGTCGTCAGACTGACCATCACCCGGCCCGGTCACAGCATTTCCCGTTCTGAAGTCGATCCGGTCTTTCCCTTGGAAATTCACCGTGTTCAAACCGCCTCCGGCGTACTTGCCGTAACGGGTAGATCCACCAGCAGCCATCAGGGGAGGAACAAGCCCACCCTTCTTGGAGCTATACATACTGGACTGGTAGTTGCCCATCTCAGGAAGAGTAGACGATGCAAGCATATCGTCAATATTTGTATCTTGCCCGTATGAATAAGCGCTGCTTGGTTGTTGTGGAGCTTGATTCACGGGAGCCGCCTGTTGTTGAGGATTTGCATAAGAGTCACCCATAACTTGTTTCAAATATTGCTCTAGCGGGCTGACGTATTTTGCCGTATCGCCAGTGCTTGTAAAACCGATCTTCTTGTAAGCCGGGATCGAGTCATCAATGACCGGTGCAGCAGCAGTCTTCGATCCAATCTGACCGACAGCCCCAACAGTGCCACCAAGGATGCCCATAGCAGCCGCAAGGCCAGCGTTAGAGCCAGTCTGGGCCGTAACCCTCTTTGCTTCAGTCGCAGCAGCAGCAGCCGTATCCTTTGCCGCCTGCTGCTCTGTTTGAATAGCCAGCACGCCCGCATTGAGTTCCTTCAGCGCGGTCTCAGTAGCCGCTTGCTGTGTTTGACCCTGTGTTACAAGCTGATCAACCCGTGTATTGAATTGGGTCTGAGTGTTTGTAATCTGCGTCTGCGTGTTTGTAATTTGGGTCTGGGTGGTCTCTGCTGTAGTCTTTATTGCTTCAGCAAGTGTCGTACCCTGAGCCTCACGATTGGCGACCTCTGTCTTCTGCGCCTCAGTCATGGCGTCATACTTGGCCTGCAAGTCTGCACTCAAGCCAGTAATTTGAGCCTGAGTTGCAGCAGCAGTTGCCTGTATAGACGCCTCTAGACTAACCCCTTGAGCCTGTCTATTTGCAACCTCGGCCTTTTGGGCCGCTGTCATTGCATCGTACTTAGTCTGAAGGTCAGCGCTTAACCCGGTAATCTGGGCCTGTGTAGCCGCTGCGGTAGCCGCAATGGAATCCTGAAGACTTTGGCCTTGAGCTTGTCTATTTGCAACTTCAGTCTGCTGTGCAGCAGTCATCGCCGCATACTTGGCTTGCAGATCAGCACTCAGTCCAGTAATCTGGGTTTGAGTTGCGGCTGCGGTTGACGTAATCGAGTCTTGGAGGCTCTGACCCTGAGCCTGCCTTGCAGCGACTTCAGCCTTTTGAGCCGCCGTCATCGCATCATATTTTGATTGGATGTCGGCAGACAACCCGGCAATCTGAGTCTGCGTAGCAGCAGCCGTTGACGCAATCGCGTCCTGAAGGGTTTGCCCCTGCGCCTGAAGTGCCGCTACGTCAGCCTTCTGAGTGGCCGTCATTGCGTCATACTTTGACTGCATATCAGCAGTCAAGCCAGCAATCTGCTGCGTAGTCGTTGCTGCCGCCTGAGCAATAGCAGTCTGCAAGTTGCCCGTGCTAGTGGCAAGTTGAGCCGCCTGAGCCTTCTGGGCATCAGTCAGTTGGTTGAATCGGTCTTGCGTTGCCTGATCAGATGCAGCTAACTTAGCTTGGAAGTCCGCAGATACACCAGCAATTTGAGTTTGTGTCGCTGTAGCCGCTGCGTTGATAGCTTGGGTAAGGTCAGCGCCCTGTTGAACTCTAGCGTCAACCTCCGCCTTCTGGGCTACCGTCAGTGAACCATACTTGGCCTGAAGGTCGGCACCCAATCCAGCAATCTGGGTCTGGGTCGAGACAGCAGCCTCATTGATCGTTCTAGTTAGGTCTGCACCCTGATCAACACGGGCCTGAACTTCAGCCTTTTGGGCTGCGGTTAGCGAGTCATACTTTGCTTGGGTATCTGCCGTTAACCCGGTAATTTTTGCTTGAGTCGTCGCAGCCGTGTCATTGATGGCTTTGATTACATCAATACCCTGCTGAATACGCGCATCAACTTCTGCTTTTTGTGCAGCAGTAAGGGTATCGTATTTGGCTTGGGTGTCAGCGGCCAACCCTTCAATCTGGGTCTTTGTAGCCTGTGACGCATCAGTGATTGCCTGAGCAAGTGTTGTACCTTGCAGCGACCGGGCATCTACTTCTTCCTTCTGAGCCGTTGTCAGCTTGTTGTATTGGCTCTGGACATCAGTCCCAAGTGCGGCCAGCTTAGCTTGGACTGCTGTTGACTCTGCCGTAATCGCAGATGACAGATCAACACCCTGCTGCTGGCGTGCTGCAACTTCGGCTTTCTGCGCTGCCGTCATGGCATCGTACTTAGCCTGCACGTCAGCGGTTACACCAGCAATCTGCGTAGTAGCAGCCTCAGATGCTGTTTTAATAGCCGCCTTGAGGTCTGTAGTGACTCCCGTTGTCCCGGCGTCGACTAGAGCCTTTACTTGGGCCTCTGTAAGCCCCGCAGCCTTCAGATCAGCAATTGACTTGGACAGGGCCTCAAAACCTGTAGTAGTTCCGGACGAAAGATCGGCAATCGACTTGTTAAGGTTAGCCTCTGCTTTTTCTAGCGCAGTCTTGATCCCAGATGCAGAATCTGTAATGGCTTTTTTCAGTTCCGTAGTGACGCCTGCCGTACCGGTATCTACAAGAGTTTTTACCTGTGCTTCTGTCAATCCAGCCGCCTTCAGATCAGCAATTGACTTGTTAAGCGTTTCAAACCCAGTAGACGTTCCAGACGCAAGATCAGCGATTGACTTAGTCAGACTAGCCTTGGCCGTATTAAGTGCCGTTGATTGCTCTGTACTTGCCGTAGCAATTGCGGCCTTGAGGTCTGCTGATACGTTTGTAGACCCGGCGTCCACTAATTTCTGTACCTGCGCTTCAGTCAGTCCAGAAGCCTTCAGTGCAGCAATGGAATCCTTCAGCGAATCAAACCCTGTAGCTGTACCGGATGCAAGGTCTGTGATTGACTTCGAAAGGTCAGTCTTGGCCTTCTCCAGCGCCGTAGTCATCCCGGTGGCTGCGTCAGTGATAGCTGCCTTGACGTCTGTTGATACACCCGCCGTTTGGGTCTCAACGATTGACTTGACCTGAGCCTCTGTCAATCCAGCGGCACGTAGATCAGAAATGGCTTGCTTGAGGTCTGCTGTGTCAGTTGTCGTCTTTGACGATAGGTCACCAATGGCTTTTGTTAGGTCTGCCTTGGCTGTGTCAAGCGCAGTGGCCTGAGCAGTATTTGCGGCTGCTATAGCCGCCTTCAGGTCAGTCGTTACGTTAGCAGTGCCAGTGTTTATCAGCGCGTTGACTTGCTCTGTCGTCAAGCCAGAAGCCTTCAAGTCGGCTATAGCCTTATTGACCGAAGTCATGTCCGTTGTCGTCTTGTTCGACAAGTCCGTAATTGACTGAGCTAGTTCTGTCTTTGCGTCATTAAGCGCTGTAGTCTGGGCCGTACCGGCAGCAGTGATTGCGGCCTTCAAGTCCGTAGTAACACCAGCCGAGCTAGTGTCGACAATCTTCTGTACTTGATCAGTAGTCAATCCAGCCGCAGCCAATGCCGCAATCGCTGCGTTGACACCAGCCATGTCGGTAGTTGTCTTCGACGACAGGTCACCGATAGCCTTGGTCAAATCAGCTTTGGCCGTATCCAGCGCAGTAGATTGTGTCGTAGCAGCATCAGCGATTGCCGTCTTGAGCGTACTTTCGACATTGGTTGTTCCGGTGTTGACCAATGCCTCAACTTGGGCTGTAGTCAACCCTGCGGCCTGAAGGTCAGTGATCGCCTTATTGACGGCAGTCATATCTGTCGTCGTCTTGCTCGACAGATCAGAAATAGCCGTAGCAAGCTCAGTCTTGGCGTCAGCAATAGCCGTAATCGTAGTCCCTGAAGCCGTTGAGATTGCAGCCTTCAGGTCTGTAGATACGCTGCTGGTTCCAGCCTCAACAAGTGCCTTGACCTGTGCCTCTGTCAACCCGGCAGCAGCCAAGTCTGAAATGGACTTTGTCAGCGCATTGAAGTTAGTCGTAGCACCGGTTGACAAGTCAGCAATAGACTTCTGGAGGGAGTCCTTCGCCGTGGTTATGTCTGCTGCTGTTGCGTAGCCTTTCAGGGCATCGCTGATAGCTGTATTTACGCCGGTAGTAGTAGCCAGCCCTGCGGTTGCCTCCGATATTTTGGTAGCAACTTGAGCAATGGACAAACCGGGGTTTTCCTTCATGTATGTACTGATGGCATCCGAAACATCAGTCTTTGACAATCCAGTTGGGAATTTAATACCCGAAATTGCGTCCTCAATGTCCTTGGCGGTAGCGTACCCTTTGAGGGCGTCACCAATGGCCGTCTTTACCCCAGTGGTGGTAGCCAATCCACTAGTCGCCTCGGCCACTTTCGTTGCGACTTGAGAAAGCGTCAGACCGGGATTCTCCTTCATGTAGTCGCTGATGGCGGTCGACACATCAGACTTGGTCAGGCCCGCAGGGAATTGAATATTGGAAATGGCCTTCTCAATGTCCTTGGAAGTTGCATAACCTGTTAGCGCATCACTGATGGCAGTCTTCACGCCAGAAGTCGTTGGCAAGTCCTTTGTTATTTCTGTGACTTTTGCTGCGACATCTGTAAGAGACAAGCCGGGATTGGCTTTCATATAGTCGCTGATAGCAGTAGAAACATCCGCCTTTGACAACCCTACAGGAAATTTGATTCCAGCGATTGCGGTCTCAATGTCCTTGGAAGTTGCATACCCCTTCAAAGCGTCACTGATAGCGGTATTTACCCCGGTAGTGGTAGCCAACCCCTTGGTAGCATCAGTGATCTTTGTTGCTACGTCAGAAAGAGCTAGGCCGGGGTTGTCCTTCATGTAGGTGCTAATTGCATTAGCAACATCCGTCTTAGATAAACCCGCAGGGAAAGTGATCCCAGCAATTGCTTTTTCAATGTCCGTTGTAGTAGCAAAACCTTTTAGCGCATCCCCAATGGCTGTTTTTACCCCAGAAGTAGTAGCCAAATCTTTTGTTGCGTCTGCAACTTTAGTGGCTACTTGGTCAAGCGTCAGGCCGGGATTGGCTTTCATGTAAGCGGTTATTGCGTCCGACACATCCGTCTTTGATAAGCCAGCAGGGAACGTGATGCCAGAGATAGCCTTCTCGATGTCCTTCGCCGTTGCGTAACCCTTCAGTGCATCTCCGATGGCAGTCTGTACCCCAGCAGTGGTCGGCAAGTCCTTGGTTATATCTGTGACCTTGGTTGCAACATCAGCAATAGACAAGCCCGGATTTGCCTTCATGTAAGCGCTGATCGCGTCTGACACATCGGTCTTGGACAAACCAGCGGGGAAGGTAATGCCGGAAATAGCAGTCTGAATGTCTTTGGTTGTGGCGTACCCTTTAAGTGCATCTTCAATAGCGGTTGTAACGCCAGCGGTAGTAGGCAAATTCTTTGTAATCTCGGAAACTTTTGATGCGACATCAGCAAGCGAAAGTCCCGGATTCGCCTTCATGTAGGTGCTGATCGCATTGGAAACGTCCGTCGACGTCAAACCAACAGGAAATTTGATGCCGGAAATTGCCGTTTTTATGTCGTTAGCCGTTGCAAATCCAGCCGTTGCATCAGTGATAGCTGTCTTTAGGTCTTTAGTCGAGTCAGCAATGCTTTTATCAACAATGGTCTGGACTTGCGCCGTTGTAATACCAGCCGGTATTGCGCTGATCAGACCCTTTACATCAGCTACCGTTACGTTAGGATTTTGACTTAGTGCGGTGTTGACAATGGTCGAGACTTGAGCCGTTGTAAGGCTTGGGTTGGCCGCAATTGCATCCGTGACAATCTTGGTGACTTGCTCTGCTGTCAACCCAGCTACCGCCGTCTGGGTTCCCGTTGCCGTCCCAGTAGTTGTTCCGGTGCTGGCGGTTGTGGTTGCATCTTTTACGGCTTTGTCGACAAGTTCTTGATTGGTCGGAAGCCCACGGATTATTCCCCTGACTTGCTCTGGCGTTGTATTTGGGTCAGTAGCAAGTTTTGCAACAACAATCTTTTGGATATCGTCGAACTTCAGCATTGGATTAGCTGCAATTTCTTCTTCAAGAACTTTGCTTATGTCACCCGGTAATGGCTGTATCCCAGCAACAATCGTTGGATCAGCAATTGCATTGATGGTTGAAGCAAGGGCCTTCGTATCTGTGTCAGTTGCACCAGAAAGAGCATTTTTTGTGTCCGCCAAATTAACCCAAATTGGTTCTTGGGTGTTTGGATCAATTGCAACCGAGTGACCGTCTGAATAGGTTATTAACGCATACCCGTTAGACGTCATTGAAAATGATGTTCCAGACGCATCATCCACACCAAGCAACGAGGGAATACCAAGCGTTGCCAATGCGTTAGGTGCTTGCGATCCAGAACCGTCCCCAAACAATGACTTCCCACCTTGTTCTGGTGGTTTTGCTGATTGACCGATTGATAGCAAACCGTTTATTGTGTCTTTTGAAAGCTCATCTGCGTTAGAGCCGGATGTGCTAGTTCCAGTGATGGTCAAATGCAGCGCACCCGTTGCAGGATCAATGCCATCGCCGGGAGTGACTTTTTGGAATCCGTTGGCTTCAGCAAATGCCTTCATCTCCGCACTGCTGACGTCAGTAAATGGTTTGCCAGCAAGGGTCTTGGCTTGCTCTTCTGTAGCAGTGATGTTGTAGTCACGCTTCAATGCGTTTTGTACGTCAGTGGTCGACATGACCCGCCCAGCATTAGCGCTGAAATCAACCTTGTTTCCTGCGTTGTCTTTGAAGTCTAGCGGAGCCTGCTTTACTCCAGCCGCATCAATAAAAGCTGGCACACCAT